TTCCGGCCTTTGTGCGGCCCGTCGATCACCTGCAATTCGAGCGACAGAAACTTGCCGTCGCCTCGCTTGGTCGGCGCGATGTCGCTCGCCACGATGCACGCCTGGTAGTCTCCAGCCGGCAAAAGGTCGAAGTTGTTCGGCTCGACCGTATTGGCGTCAAAACCATCCAAATTACCCATTGGTCACCTTCTCTTTCTTTGGTTTGCTGTGTCCATCTTTGACGATCCCGGCCACGTTGCCACCTTGAGGCCAGCACTGCTCATAGGCTGCCCAGTCCAGTTCGATCTCGTCCGGCATGTCGATGCGACGCTTGGCCGCATGGGTCGGCGTCTCGCAGGTATAGACCACCCGGTCGCCGCTACCGACGGCACGAGTCCGCTTGGTCCCGAAGCCGTCCTCTCGCTGGATGGTCGAAACCTTGTACTTGGCGGTCGGAGTCGGGCGGCGAAAACCGCTCGACCTTCGCATGTGCCAACAGGATGACATTCATCCGTTTGTTGCGGCAACAGTCGAGCATCAGCAGCAACTGCTCCCACTTTTTCAAAGCGAGCACATAGCCTTTTCCGTAGCCGTATTCCTCGATGGACTGCTTGCCGCCATCCTTGGCCACGCTCTGCCAAATGAGACGTTCGAGCCAGTCGAGCGTGTCAATCACAACCGTCCGGTAGCCGTGCTCCTCGTCGCCGCCAAGCTCAATGAGCCACTTGGCCACAGACTGCGTGTCCCGCAAGAGCGGCGTGCGGTCGACGCCCACGTCATCCAGGCCGTCTTCCGTCGCTATCACCAGCGGACTCGGTGCCCTCGCTGCCCACGTCGACTTGCCGATCCCGTGCGTGCCGTACAGCAGCACTCTCCGCGGCCTCGGCGTCTTTCCCTTGATCACTCCCTGCATGGTCCTCCTCCTCTACAAAAAAGCGTTCGACTCTCTCCTCCTCGATTCGCCTGATATCGTCCAGGCGGCCATTCTCAATATAGTCGTCCCACGACTCTAAACCGCTCTGCATCGCCACCCTCCCTCGTGTACCGCGATCACCACGTCATCCACGGCGATCCCGCGATCAAACATCAACTGCCGCATCTCCGTCAGCGTCCGCGTGTAGATCACCGTGTGTGGCTCGTCGTGTACTTCCGTTTTGCAGGTCGCGTCCAGCGGGTCGACTTGGATCGTTGCCATGCTTGATTAGCTCCTCTCTCCAGATCACCACATCGCGCGGCGCGTCGATCCCGAGTCGGACGCGGTCGTGGCGAACTTCGATGACTGTGATGGCGGTGTTGGCGGCAGGAATAACGATCCGCTCGTTCTTTTTCCGCGATAAGATCAGCATGTTTGCCTCCTTGCGTGTTTGAATTATTCGATTACTTCGCGGACGCGAATACACTCGATGCGCTCTTCGCTCGCAAAGACATCCGCTTGCTCCCTGGTGCGGAACGCGAGTGGGGTTTCCTTCTCGTACACATTTAGCCACCATTCGCGCGGAGGCGGGACTAGATCGTTTTCGCTTTCCCGACTCCTATATTCGCGTCCGTCAATGTGCCACCAGAACACGCTCCAGCCGTGCCTTTCCTTGATGCGCCCAATTAGCGCATCATTTGCCTCTTGAGGCTCGGGGTTGACTTCCAACACTACCGCGTCTCTGCCTTCGCGTGTCTTGTACTCGCCGACACCAAATGTCCTTCCCATGCCATCCTCCTTGTATAAAACGCCCGCGACCGGCCGACCGACAAAGAAAGCCGATCGCGGGCACCCCCGCCAGTCGGGCAGACCACGGCGAGGGGGGAACGCCGCGACAACGAGCCGCGGCAGGGTACAGTCACTAGTGATCGAATAGTGCGTACTGCTCGTCTCGCGCAGCCTCGGCCACCGCGAGATTTTTGCACGCCGCGTCGTAGTAGCTGTCTTTTAGTTCACAGCCGTAAAACCGCCTGTCGTTTTTCAGTGCGACGTAGCCTTCGGAGCCGATACCAGCGAAGGGACTAAACACGATCTCGCCTGGATTCGTGTAGAGTTTCACCAGTCGTCGAATCACCTCCAGTTGCAGCGGGCAAATGTGTTTAGTGTCGCGCTCGTCTCGTCCGTCCGCCTTGTTGAGCGTGTCGGTGTCTTTGATCTGCTGCCACGTCCACACCCCCTCGGCCCACGCGATCCACTCGTTGCGCGACACCTGGCCCTGCGAGTCGACCGCAACGGCGTTTTCGCCTGGCGCGTTGAACTTGAGGATGTAATCCGACAGTGCGGGCCGGCTTCTCGCTCGGTCCCTTTCCAGTCCGGCAAACTGAAGCTCGCGGCTTCGCGTGCGGATTGCTTGCGACTGCGGGTTCTTGGTGATCGGGATGTCGTTTCCGAATATCAGTCCCGCTCGCTCCGCAAGTCGAATATTCAGGCCGCGAAAGTCGTACAGTCCGCCAGTGCTGCTGGCTCGCTTGAGCCGCGGAATCTGCATGACGTGCACGCACACGACACGGCCAGGCTTCACGATGCGAGCCATCTGCCGGTAGAACCACGCGAGGTGCAGTTTGCCGTCGCCGCTCAAGTCCTCGCTGTTCCCGATGTCCGCCAAGTCCGATGTGTACGCGTAGAGCGAAGGAAACGGCGGGCTGAACACCGACATGTCAACGCACGCGTCCGGCATGTCTGCCATGTGCGTGATGCAGTCCCCGTGATGCAGCTTCCATTGTTGGCCGTCTAGTATGTCCATGATTGCTCCTTAAACAGTCGCTCCTGCTCTTCGGTGTCCTGCTGCACTCGCTTTGCTTTGCGCAGCACATTCTGCACCATCGGCTCCTCAATGTCGGTCACCGGGATGTGCACGTTAAGTGGTCGCGTCGAGCCGATGCGGTTGGATCGCTTGATGGCTTGATAGTAGCTCTCGTAGCTGTCCTGCAAGCCAGAGAACACCTGACGCGTTGCGACCTGCAAGTTGAGGCCAAATCCGAGAATCTTGGGTTTTGTCACGAGCGTCTTGAGTTCACCCGACTTGAACGCGTCGATCAGCTCTTGTCGCCGCTCGATCTTTGTTGTGCCTGTGATGCCTTCGCTGCCTGTAATCTCCCGCTCCAGCCGCTTTTGTTCCTCGTTGTAGATGCACCAGCAGAGCGTCGATTCCTTGTCGCTCCAACCGTCGATCAGGTCCGCGATTGCTCGTGGCTTGTTCGTCGCGATCTGCCGCTTTCGCCAATGCCCCTTGGCGATCTGGCCGTAGGCTGCACGCGTGGAGATCCCGCCGAGGTCGCTCGTAAACAGTGCGTTGTCGAGCGTGGCCACCAGCCGCTTTTGTTCGTCGCTCAATGGCACCTCGTGGATGTGCACGTGTATCGGCGGGATCTCGTCTGCCGTGTTATCTTGCCAGCCGTAGGTCGCTGGATTCGTAAGGAAAATACACCAGTGCGAGAGGGACCGATAAAACGCGCCTAGTGCGTGCTCCTTCAAAACCCACCGCTCTTGCGTCTGGCCGCGATTGACGAAGTACGTTGCGAGAAATGAATTGACGGTCGGGAACGCGTCGAGGAATACGGCGTGATTGGCGTACTCGATGCGGTCATTGGGGGCGGGCGTTCCGGTCAAGCAGAGCTTCCACTCCAGCCCCTTGCCTAGGTCGATCAGTTTAGTGCCCCACTTACCGTAGTGGCTTTTAAGCATCGACGATTCATCAAGTGCCATTCCGCCAAGCTGTCCACGTCGCAGTTCAGGCCGGATCGCCTCGTAATTCGTGATGCCGATCTTTCCGCCGCATCCATCGAGCCATGACTGCAGGCTCGCGGCTGATACCTGCTCAGGCTTGAAGCCGTACCACCGTTCGCATTCCGCTTGTGTCTGCTTGACCACCATGAGCGGCGACACGATCAGGAATCCCCTGTTCGCGTGCGCCATGTTTTGTTGAGCAGCCAAGGCAAACTCGATCATAATGAGCGTCTTGCCGAGGCCGCAGTCAGCGAACACTGCATATTTTCTCTTGCGGATCGCGAGCCGTGAAATGTCGCGTTGGTAGTCGTAGAGAAATGGTGACGGCTCCCAGTTCACAAACTGCGATGCGACCGTCTCCCCTATGATTCGCTCGGCATACTCGTCGGGGAACGACGCCACTCGCCCCTGAATCGACCACGATGGCAATTGCTTGATTGCCAAAAACTGCCGGTAGCTGTCGAGCGATCGCGTGTCCAGTAGAACTCTCACCCCACCACCTCCACGCATTGCTCCAGCATCGCCAGTAACCTCGCCGCGTCCGCCAGATCGCCCCACGTTGCATGATCGGGGCATGGCAGGTCGTCCAGCGAACGATATAGCTCATGCACACAGTGGCGCAGCTGCACCACCGTCGCCGAATAGCGATCTTCCAGGTTGTCGCGTTGTATCTGCGACGCGGACGATACGCCCCAACCAAAGCGGCCGCTTCCGCAGCGAAACGCGTCCCTTGGATCTAGTCTGTCCATCGTGTAAACCTCCAGATCGTGCCTGATATCGCCGCAGCCACCAGCCAAGCGGCAAGCGTGTGTATCACTGCGAGTGTCGTTGCTTCCATGCCTTTGCTCCCTTTTGTCGCTCGACAAAATACATCCGCCCCGCAAGCGGCTTGCCGCACAACGCGGCCGCAATCCTGCGGAAGCGTTCGTGCTGCGTGATGGCTCGCGAGT